TAGTTCTACTTCTTATTTTATTTCTTTCTAACGCAACAGGTAAAGTTGTATTAACAAATATCATATAGCAATCATAGCCTAATGCGTGTAGCATTTGATACTCACTATTAATTCTATCATAATCTCTTCCAGTTGCGTCTATAACTAAACCTAATCTTCCTGAAACATAAGCGTCTAATTGTTTATTCATTAAACCTTTTGCTTTGTTTCTTATAATATCTCTAAAATACTTTTCTTGGTCAGGCATTTTATCTGAAAGACCTGCCTTTTTCAATCCTCTTTCAAATGCTGTATCAGAATTGACAAACTTTAATCCAGTTCCAGTAAAAGTATTAGCAGCTATAAATGATTTACCACTACCAGGTCCTCCTGCCATAAAGAAGGCTTTAAATATACCTGGATCGTATATACCTTCCTGTAATAAAAATTCTTTAAACTTCATCTTACCATCCTACATAGTTGTTATGTGAAACTTCTGGTTCTATATCCATAAACTCTAACACATTTTCCCAACTATCTTTTATAAAACTTATGACACCTTTTACAAAGTTCATAATTTTGTTTTTAATATTTGTTAAGGTTTGATTTATTCTATCTAATACTTCTCTTCCTTTTGCTTTAATAGTATCAAACCAACCTTCTGTTAATAAGCCTTCTTGTTTTAACTCTTCTTGCAACATATTAAATTCAGTATCAGCAATTTGTTCAGATACTAATCCAATCACACCCCAATATCTATAGTAACCTGTTTTAGTTCCAGAAACTTTTTGAGAAGAAGACTTAAATCTAACTTCTGGTCTAACTTGTTTTGCTAAATAATTTACATATGTTTTATTACTTGTCTTATGTATTCTATTATTAACACCATTAAAATCTGTAACCAAAATATAATCTGCTGTTCCATCATTTCTATTAAACTTAATGTCACCAGATATAGCTTCTTCTACAAAGTAATAAGGTATCTGTCCACCACTAGCAAATTGTTCTTTAATTTGTTTTTTTAATTTATGATTTAATGCATTTGCTTTATTTACTATTTCATCTTTCTTACTCTTAATAAGACTTCCTAAATTACCTTTGACCTGTGCTGTAGTAGACGGTGCTAAATTTTTCAAACCTTCTTGTATCTCTCTAACTATTCCTGTTGGTCTTTTACCTGACCTCTCTACTGCATTATAATATAATGCCATTGCCTCATACTTACCACCACTTGTTAATTGTGCTGGTCCTGTTTTTAAAGATACTTTATGTCTACCTATTATCATATCTGTTTTAGGTGTTTTAGTTCCACCTGGAACTTTACCACCTGGAAAATACTTGTCCCACTTTCTACTGTTTGTAGGATAAGAACCTGCTGGCATTCTTGCCTTACCAGATACTTTTGCTTTTTTCATAAACTTAATTATATTATCTACAGCCTTTTTGTCAATAGATTTTACAGTATGTTTATCTCCATTCATACCATCTACAATTGCTTTCTCCATATCAAAAGCTCTTGACGTTGATACTTCTTTAAATGTTTGTATTGCCATTAACTCCATCCTTTCGGCATTGTAAAGTTTGCTCTACTAAATTCTAATCTATCTACTAGTTTAACTGCACCACCTACTCTATCAACAGCAACAAAACCTTCTGGTGATGTTATTCTATATCCTTTAGGTGTTCTTATATAATGTCCTATCTGTTGTATCTGACTCATCTTTTGCACTAAAGCATTCTTTGCATTTTGTAAAGTTATATAACTTGCTATTGCAAAATATAAAGATGTTTTATTTCTATTAATAAATCTTAAACCATCTGCTAATGCTTGTTTATATTTTACTTTACCTTTATCAGTTTTTCTAGAGTCTATTTCTGCTTGTAAAGTATTCTCATAATAATCTCTAAACAATTTCTGTAAAGAAGCAACCTTACCCATACCACCTTTTGTATTCTTTATATAATAGTTAAAGAAACTTTTTAATCTAAAGCCTACTGACAATGGATCACTAGCATTACTAGTCATTTCATCCAGTATACTTGAACCTTTATATAAAGAACCTTCTGCCATTCTTATTAGACCATCAAATTGTTTTGTTTCTGACTTCGTAAACATAGCACTTCCAGAATGGTCTTTATAAGCTGCACTTGCAACCCATACTCTTGCATTACCTGAACCGCTAACATTACCAAAATTTGCACTTAAACTTTTCATAGTCTTACCACTATACAATGTGTGGAAAACTATACCCATTTTAGAACGAGCAATTTTTCTTCCTATATCACTATCAATTGGTACTGCATATGTAATTGTATTAGGTGTAAAAGTTATCATCTTTTGTCCATCAATAGACGCAACTTTTCTATCATCTGTATATAACAAATCACCTTGTAGTATACCTTTAATGTTTAATGTTTTTAAATGTGCTAAACATACTGCTAGTTTACTAGCAACAGCACCTGTATGGTTCTGTCTTATGTCTCCAGTTGTGTAATTGATTTTTGGATTAACGTTGAATACAGATTTTGTACCAACAAAGAAACGACCGTTTTCAGGATTAACTCCGCATATTATTGCTGGAGCACCATCCCATTTAACAGTTGTATTAAATTTGCCACTAGTATTACCAGCCAGCATATCTCTTACTGACTTTAAAAAACTTATAGCATTTTGCCCACCTTTAGAACCTTTATTAATTATCTCATCTTCTAAATGTTCTATGTGAGTGTTTTTGTCCTGTGTGAAAAAACTTTTAAAACTAAACATTGTCCCTCATTTATTCCATTAGTATAATCTATCATCACGCACCCATTAACAAATCATACTAATATTTATATGATTTAATAGTTTAGTTTATACATAAATGTTTAACAACGCCACCGTTTTCTTGCCATACCTTATGTTTATTCTGAAATTTCGCTAACTTATCAGCGTCTTCTTCAAAAAAGCATTCTTTTATGATAGAACCAGTAGGTTTTTCTATGACTTGCCAGACTATTTTTCTACCCTTTTTAACTGGTTTAGTTTCATAAGAAAGTGTAAACTTATGTTTAGCAGGTCTCTTATCGCCTTTTCTAAATCGTACCTTTTGTTTCTTTTCAGCCATTGTTTATATAGTTTATTGCCTCTTTATGTTTTATCAAATTCATCTTATCCATTACAGCCTTTTTATCAGCTTCAAAATAATCTAATTTTGATTTAAACTCTTTATCTAATTGTGAGTATCTTTCTTTTGCTATATCGTTGTCAATTTTATTTAACCCATACAATATAACAATCCAATTAAATGCTTTAAACAAAACGTATCCACTATCCCCAGCGAAATCATCTTGACAAGGTAATCTAGTTTTCCATAAGTCTAGTTTCTCTTGTAAAGTATCAGGTATAGGCATATCTTTTATGTCTTGCCAAAATTTAGTATCGTTTCTATCAGTAATATAATGTAGTGCTACAAAATCTCTAATGTTATTATTAATACTTGTAATATTTTTATTGTACCACTTGATAGTACTATCGTCATAAGATAATATATTTTGACTTAAAACATATGCTGATTGAATAGAAGAACCAATTGAGGATGCCTCTAAAGGTTCTATAAAGTTAGCACTTAAACCAACTGCAACACAATTTTTAATCCAAGTATCTTTTAAAGCACCTGGATCAAACTTAATATGTTTCTTAACATCTATTTCATATCCTAATTCTTTTTCAACTTCTTCTTTTGCTTGTTCTGGTGTTATGTAATTACTATCAAAGATATATCCATTACCGTGTCTTCCTTGTACAGGTATTTTAAATCTCCAACCATACTTCATTGCTTTTGCTAGTGTCCACATATTATAATTATCTTCATCACCAGTTGGAAATACAATTGCTGAATTCATTTTTAAATACTTACTATAAGATTCCCATTCACCACCTAGTTTATTAATTAATAATCTTTTAAATCCTGTACTATCAATATAAAAATCTGCTTTGTATTTGTCATTTAAAGATGTAATTCCATTTTCATCTATTTTCACATCTGTTATTTCATCATTAATAATATCAATACCTCTCTTCTTACATAGGTCTTGTAAAAAATCATTTAGTTTATGAGTATCAAAATGAAATTGTTTTATTAGTATATCATTAAGTTGTACTTTAGGATACATATTATTTAAAAACTCATTATCAATCAAACTCTTTCCTTCAGCAATTAACTTATTATACATTATAAAGTCGCCTGCATACTTTGGATTCATATTCTCATTAATCTGGTGTAAGTAATTTGATGTTCCCCAATCTTTAAAATTAACACCTACTTTAAATGTTGCACCACATTTTTTAACTATCTCTTTTTTATCTACACCTATAAAACCTAAAAAATCTGACCAATGTTCAGTAGAACCTTCGCCTACACCTATAATTCCTATCTTATCTGATTTTAAAATATCAATATTAAGTTGTGTATATTTTGTTTTTAAGATTAAAGCAGTAACCAATCCTGCTGTGCCAGCACCTACAATTAATATAGAGTTAACTTTTTTCATTTAAATATTCCAAATAAATCTAAACCTAAATAAATTAATAGAATCCAAAGTAGTCCTTTTGCTAATTGAAAAAGAACAAACCCTACGCCTAATTTTTTCCATATACTCATTATTTTTCCCAAGTATTAAAACTTAAAACTGCTCTGTCTTTACTTTTATTAACACTATCTCCTGAACCGTGCATTAAATAACTCGGCCACATTAACAACAATCCTGTTGTAAGTGTCATTTCTTTAGTTTCTTCTGTTGAAGGATTTTTAAAAACTAACTTGCTACTATGTTCATCTGCTTTTAAGACTACAATGCCAGAGATAACTGAACCAGGATGGCTGTGATATTTTAATGTACTACCTTCACCTTGTATATTAATCCAAGAGTCTTGCATTCTTTGATTAGGTATATAAACTTCGTTCATAATTTTATCTTCTATATCTTTATGATAGTCTAAAACATAAGCGTTGCCTCCCATATTTACATATGTTGTTTTATGATGGCCTGTAAAATAATCATAGTGTCCTAAATCGTTTGGATTAATACTATTAACTATTTTATCTATTTCTGTATCATTTAAAAAATTATATTTCTCATATATGTCTATGCCCGTAAAAATAGTTTTCTTTTTCATTATATTTTAAAATCTGAAAACTTATCATAAGGATCAGTTTTTTCAGACTCTTTTATTTCTTTTTGATTAGCATTTACAATTCCTTGAGCTTCTTGTCCTACATCATATAATCTCATTTTAGGTCTATCAACACCTATAATAAATGAACGATTAATTGCTGGGTCGTTATATCTATTTTTTAATTGTTTAATTTTTAATTGTCCTAATCCTTCTAGTTCTGGATTGGATATAATTGCGAACATAAAATCAGCAGTCGCTGGTAATCCAAATGATTCAGCAGTATCTTCTAAACCAATATCAGTAGAAGTAAATCCAGTTCTTGTTGTTTGTGTTGCACTAAAGATTGGTACATTAAACTCAACAGCAAGACCTCTTAACTCTTCAGCAATTGCTTTGATATAGAAATAAGAACCTATATTACCACCTTTAAATCTACTTGACGCACATATATTTAAATAATCTATGAACACTACATCTGGTTTAAAACTTTTCTTTAATGCAAGTTCATTAAACAATGCTCTAAAGTGTCCACTATGAGCAGACGCTGTTGGATATTCTTTAATAACTATTTTACCTGCTGTCTTTTGTCTTAATCTTTCTATCTTATTTTCATACATATCCTTCGGCATTGTGTGGAGGTCGTCTAGGGTTACGTCTAATAAGTTAGCGTCTATTCTTTCTGCGATTCTTTCTTCTGCCATTTCTAAAGTTATATACATTACATTTAAACCTTGATTCATAAATGAAGCTGCACAATGACACATAAACAAAGACTTACCAACACCAGTACCTGCAAGTGCTATATTCAAAGTCTTACTAGGTATACCACCTTTAGTTATTCTATTCATATAATCTAAATCAAATTGGTATTTTGTTTCTTTAGTGTGATACCATTTAAATCTATCATCAGCGTCTTCTATATAATCGTGACCTATATGTTGGTCAAATGAAACTGCTAATGCGTCTGCTAATATACTAGGTATAGCTTCTGGTGTTCTCTTTTTATCTTTCTTATCTAATATTCTAATACCATCTAATACAGCATTGTGTACTGCTTTATCTTTACAAAATCTTTCTGTCGTATCTAATAACCATTGAGGATCAGAATCTAACTTTGTTATAGAATTAATAATATCTTTTAATTGAGTATGTTCTTCCTCGTTAATATCTTTTCGTTGTGATAGTTCAATTAAGATTGCTTCTTTTGTTGGAAGATTATTATATTTCTCTACAAATTTATATACTTCTGTAAATAAAATCTTTTCAGTTCTCAAACCAAAATAGTCTTCCTTTAAAAAAGGCAATACTTTTCTAGCATAATCTTCTTGATAAAAGAGATTACTTAATATAGTTGTTTCTAATCTATCTGAATTATGAAATAACTGCTGTTCCATCTTCTATTTGTTTTTCCATTATCTCAATTAATATATCTCCAATATAATCTACAAACTCCTTATTGTCAATGTCTAATACTTCGTCTGTAGGATTCATCTTTACTGTAAAATCAAACTTCATAGGTAAAGTACCGTCAGCATTTTCGTCTTTTGCAAACCCAACTTTACCATAGTGATAAATCACTCCTTTAAACTTACCTTCTGTAAGTTTTATACAAGAAAAATCTTCACCTTCTCTTTGAGCAAAGGTGTATCTTTTACTCGTCTGTTCCGTAGGTGAATTTTTGTTTTGTGTATTCATCTATTTTAGTTAATACTTCCTTTGTAAAATATTTTTCTGGTTCGTCATTGATAGCCTTACCAAATACTTTAGAACCGTCTGGCATTTCATATCTTGTAGATACTTTCTTAAAGATACCTGCCTCTTCTCCTAATTGTAAAAGACCATAATGTTTATCTAGTCCTTTACTGTATGTTAGTTTAACGTCTATCATAGCGTTTTCTTTTGTTATTCTTGACTTATAATTTTTACAATGGATTATATTACCAACTACTTCTGTACCGACTTTTTCTTTTCGTTTACTTAAATAGATGATTGTAGAGGCAGCATATTTCAATCCTGAACCACCGCCCATTTCTTTTTGTGGAAACATTGAACCAATCACATCATAAGTATGGTTGGTCATTATCATAGGCACGTTTGCTTGGCCTAATTTAAGTGTTAAAACTCTAAACGTTGACTTGACAATTTGTGACCTTGTCATATCTCTCGTTTCTTTACCTTCTGCTGTGTCCGTCATTTCTTTTGTAGTAGATAGCATTCCTAAACTATCTAATACGAACATTAAAGGTTTTCTATCTTCTTCTTTTTGTTCTAAATATTTGTCTAATATTCTAATTGATTGTGTTCTAAATTCCTGTACGGTTGATACTGGTACTACTACAACTCTTTTACTATCAACACCTCTATCTTCTATCATAGTTTTTGAAACAGCGTTTTCTGATTCAAATAATACTACACCTGCGTCTTTATCAGCGTCTAAATAATTTTTTAAAATTCCTAAAGCAAAAAATGTTTTACCTGTAGCAGCTTCTCCTGCGATTGCTGTAATTCTGTTTCCTGGTAGACCACCATATATTGATCCTGATAATAGAGCATTAAAAGAATAAGAACCTGTGTCAATGAAATTGGTTACGTCACCAGCAGCTATACCATCACTTGCTAAAGCAGCGTATTCATTTCCTGTTTCTTTAATTATTTCTTTTAGAAAGTCTTTCATATTCTATTTGTTCTCCTTCACTATAACTGATTGTATACCATTTAATACCTTCACTATAACACAGTTCTCTAACTTCGTCAAGCCTGTGTGGCTGAAAATCAAGGGATATATAATCATTGTATCTTTTGTATATTGTTATTCTCATCTATTTATAAGAATGCGTCTAATGTCGCAACCCTAGAAGTCTTAAATAAATCTTCTTTAGGTCCAAAGCACCATATATTTTCAATATATTTCATCGCCATAAACTGATTCAACTCTTCCTTTGTTTTAAATTTTGCATTACCTTGAGGTCTTTGCATAATTCTCATACCAATTTGTCCCATAAACTTATCTTTAAAAGCGTCAACCAATTCATCACTTGAACGGTATCTTTGATTCTTAATTTTTGGATCCATTATATTAACAAACATAAACTTGGACACCTTTAATGATTCTCTTGCAACTGGAAGATAAAACTCATCACGCCATTTTTCATATTCGTTAAACTTATGCCACGATTGATCCTGTTCGTGTATACCACCTTTATTATATTGTTCAGTAGAAAAATATGGTGGACTTGTAAATGCAACATCAATAGGTGGTAACTTATCATAGTCTAAATTTTCTGCACCACATCTATGTATTACAACTTTCTTACCTGGAAACAATTTATTATATTCTTGACATTGTTTCTGATATCTTAAATAAGTATTTGGATTAGGATCACAACCGTGATATTCTTTTGCATTACTAGCAAAGAAACCAGCAAGTCTATCTCCCCAACCACAACTGGTATCTAATACTGTTTTTGCGTTAGTTATATCATATATTGTTTTAGCAACAACTGGTTTAAATTGTGTTGCAATATATGTACCTAATCTAAAGGCACTCATATACGTTGCCTCTTTTAAATGTCTTTCACTATTAATACCTCGCCATATAGGACCTAAACATCTCCATATATCTTTCGCTGTTCCATTTGTCCATACATCTATAGGCGCTTTAAAACCATAACTAGAACATTTTAATCTTAACTCTTGCATAAAGTAATTAGAAGATGTATTAAACGTACTAGGTCCATCTATAATACCTAAACCATATTCTTTAAAATTATATTTGTAATCGTCATACTTTTCAAATACTTCTTTTTCTATTTGTTCTTTAGGTGTACATATCTTTGATGTATCAAATCTTGATAACTCAAGCATATTATTACGCATATCATCATAAGATATTTGTTTCAAAGGAAATACAGGTCTATGTTCAGCAATATATTCTGCTAATAGTTCTCTAAATTTTTCTTTACCTAACTCTTCTGTCCACCTATCAAACTGGATTGTATCCATTATAGGTAATCTATTTTCGTTAGCGTATTGTTTAAGGTCTAGGGTCTTCATTGTTCCATAATATTAATAATAACATTGGTACTATAACACACAACGCCGATAAAGTCAAGGCAAGTAATAATGTCATACTTCATTTCCCCAATGGTCCCAACCTTCAAAAGATTGGCGAGCAAATAATTCTATTCTAGGTAAGTCTCCTACTAAATCGGTAATATGCTTTCTTATTATATCTGGTTTTCTACTATGTTCTCTACGTTCACTAACAACTAATCTATCTACATTACCTGATATTCTTTTTGGTTTACCTTTAGTTGCTAGAATACATATCTCTGGATTTGCTCTTGTCCATAAACCAGGTCCTTTAAAAAAATAATTGTTAACTCTATTCTTGTTAGTCTTCACCCAATAAAAAGCTACGGTCTTATATTTAAATCCCCACTTCTCTACTATAGGTATTTGTTTATGTAATAATGGATCAGTACACCACATAAAAAGTATACAATCTTTATCTGCTATATCACCAACTGGCATATCTTCTATTTCTTTCATAGTCATAGTTGGATAATGATGAATAGGATTTGTTTGTGCCTTATCATTGTTCCAATTTTGAAAATGCCAAGGAGGATCAGCATATATTATATTGTATTTTTTATTTGGTAATTTAATTGACATAACTTACCGCCACAAATTTAATTAATAATAACATTAAACAAAACTTCCAAAATGATATTTTAGTCATAGCAAATATCTCTCCTACTCTTACAGCAAATACTATAATAGCTAGAAATAATAACTGGTCTATCATTTAGTCCATATCCATATTGGCTCACCGAAAGCATAATCTTTTTTCTCTTCTGTTGTTTCTTTTAAATCTTCTGAATAATAATCACTCTTTGCTTGACCAGCACCACCAGAGTTAAATCTTTTTGTCATCTCCATACCTATACAACCTACATATTTTAAACCACAAGATACTATATAATCGTTCATTGCATTTGTTATATCAACATAACCTTTATGTTTTGCTGAGAAAACATCAGCAATATTTATAGCAAGTATTCCACCTGGTTTTAAAGTTGGTATTATACGCCATATTGTTTTATGTAAGAAGTTTCTATTCCAACTATCTATCTCTTTATATCTTATATAACTTTGTGTAGGTTCATCACAATATT